TGCAGGGGAAAGTGAATTCAGTGGTACGATTGGAGCAGCTACCGGAGCAGGTTAAAGAAGCCCTCAATAGAAAGGAAGAATAATGAATAAAACAGAAGAAAATATTAAATCTAAATTACGTGAATTAAAAAATATTTTTGATGGAGAAGATAAAGAAAAATATTCTTCAGATGAACAAAGAAAAGCTTTAAAGAAATATTATGATTTAGTAGATTTATTAAATGATAAAGGAGATGAATTCAAAGAAATTTACGTAATGGGTGCTAAATCTTCTCCAGTAGGAAAACCCGGTCCTAATAGAAGTAGACAAAGGGAACCTTTTACAGACGGTGGTATACTCGGAGATGATAGAGTTAGATACGCTGAAGGTTCAAATGACAAAGTAAAAAAAGAAGATACATTTTTAGGACATATTCCTTCTTCTATGGTGAGTGATGAAATAAAAGAACAAGCTTTAAAAGGTAATAGAAAAGCAAAAGATTTTCTTGTAAAAGAATTAAACATGGACCCTGATGCTTTAGAAATGGAAATTGATAGATTTCAAGAAGATAGAAAAGATTTAAGTCATGGAGGAGACCCTCTTCCTAATGAAGGACTAGAAGAATTACATAAAGAAAAACCTGACCTTGTAGCTAAAATGTTACAAAAAGCTGAAGGTGGTAACGTAGACAAGCAAATGTCTATGTTAATGAACAACGAACAAGAACCTCCAATGGAATCAGACGAAGAGATGGAGGACAACTATTTAGATTTTATACTTGACGAAGCATTGAATGAAGAAGAAGAAGATATGCTAATGTCAAAACTAGAACAAGATGAGCAACTAGCTATGCTATTTGATAAAGTAGTAGAAGTTGCTTCAGAATTTGCTGGGTCAGGACCTGTTGAAGGTCCGGGCACAGGAGTCTCCGACAGTATACCTGCACGGTTATCTGATGGAGAGTTTGTCTTTACTGCAAAAGCTGTAGAAGAAATCGGAGCCGATAACTTAATGGCAATGATGAAAGATGCAGAAGCTAATGCAGATGCAAGACAAGGAATGCAGAATGGTGGAGACGTTGAAGAAGAAATGGTTACTTTAGAACCTGACCAAGAACCTGCTCGGCAGGAAATCAGAGTTGTTAAAGAAACTGTTGATTCACCAAATAGAATGATAGCAGATGAGGATGAAATATCTAAAAGTATTAAATCTAATATGATGCTCGACCCTATGCAACGTCACGTCAGAAGCTAAAATACGAGATAGAGCTACCCTAAAATATTAGGCACTCTATTAAAATTAACTTTTGAAAGGCGACCTTTACAAGACAAGCCCTATAGTGCACATATAGCTACCTTGTTAAACGAAGCCCTGAGTAGGAGGAGAATATGACTGAACAAGTCCAAAAAGAGGAACAAGCCAATCCTTATAATATGAAAAAATCTTGGCATACGGATGTAGAAGACAAAGAATTTATATCTGCTGATGATGGTTTATTTTTTCAAAAGATAACACCAAAGAGTAATCAAAGTGTTAAAACTGAAATAGACCCAAAGGAACTCGATAATGAAAGTCTAGAAGTTACTTCGGACCAACCTTATAAGAAGCCTGATTATAAAAAGCGATATGATGATTTGAAGAAACATTATGACTCAAAACTAAATGAGTTTAAAAGTAGAGAACAAGAGCTAATAAACGAGGCTACTAAAAATAGACCAACTTATAAAGCTCCTAAGTCTGCTGAAGAAATTGAACAGTTTAGAAAAGAGTATCCTGATGTTTACGAAGTTGTAGAAACTGTTTCTCATTTACAGGCTGAAGAGAAATCTAAAGACTTACAAGAGAAACTTGAAAGACTACAAGAACGTGAAAAAGAGCTAGTCCGTAAAGATGCTGAAAAGCGATTGATGGAAAAGCATCCTGATTTTGAAGATATCAGAAATAGCGATGATTTTCATGGGTGGGCAAAAGAACAGCCACAGTCTATCCAAAATTGGATATACTCAAATGCTGATGATGCTGACCTAGCTTCAAGAGCTTTAGATTTATTTAAAAAAGATTTTGGCATTGATGTTCCTACAAAGGAAAAGTCAAATTCTAAACAGACCAAAAAATCTGCTGCTGATATGGTATCGACTAAAACAACTGCGGTTGAACCAAAGCAAGAGAAAATATGGTCTGAAACGGAGATTGCTGCTATGAGTATGGATGAGTTTGATAGGCATGAAGCCGAAATCAGCGAAGCTATGGCTCAAGGCAGAATCGTAAAGTAACTATTAACTTATAAAGGAGTACAATCATGGCTCAGTTTTTTGAACCAAGTCCTGATACTAATGCTAACTTTGGTAACTCTGTAAGTGGACAAACCAATAGTTTCTTCCTACCTAAGATATATTCCAAGAAAGTTCTAAACTTTTTTAGGAAAGCATCTGTAGTGGAAGCTATTACTAACACCGACTATGCTGGTGAAATATCTGCTTTTGGAGACTCAGTTAGAATTATTAAAGAACCTGTAATCTCAGTTGAAGATTACACAAGAGGTTCTGATACTACTTCCACAAAGTTAACCGACCAAGAAATTTCACTTGTTGTCGATAGTGCAAAAGCTTTCAAATTCATCGTTGATGATATTGAAACAAATATGTCTCATGTAAACTTCAAAGAAGTTGCAACCTCATCTGCTGCTTATGCGTTGAGAGATTCATATGATGCTGCTGTTATCGCTACAATGTTTAGTGGAGTTTCAACTTCAAGCCCTGACCATGTCTTAGGTGCAGATGCTGCGGCAGCTACACAAACAATGGCACAACATCAAGGTGGTTCTAATGGTATCGACCTAACAGGTTCTGATGGTACTGGAACAGACCCACTAGATGTAATGTCATTCATGGCTAAATTACTTGATGAGCAAAGCGTACCAGAAGAAGGTAGATGGTTTGTAGCCCCTCCTTCATTCTATAACGAACTTGCACAGTCTGGTTCTAAGTTATTGTCTGTAGACTTTAACGCAGGTCAAGGGTCAATAAGAAATGGGTTGGTTTCTAGTGGAAAACTTCGTGGTTTTGATATGTATAAGTCTAATAATGTTGCTGCTACATCTACTTGTAGTGGTAAAGTATTAGCTGGGCACATTTCATCTACTGCAACTGCTCAAACTATCATCTCAACTGAGGTCCTAAGAGACCCTAGTTCTTTCGGTGATATCGTTAGAGGATTGCACGTATATGGTGCTAAAGTATTAAGACCTGAAGCATTAGTTTCAGCTTTTTATTCTATTGATTAATATCAATACGGGGGAGTCTTCGGACTCCTCCACTTTTTAAGGACAATTATGAAACACAACGAACAACAACAAACAGGTAATCCAAAGCCTAGTGGCAACATTTCATATTATAATTCTATTGAAGAGAAAGAAAAAATGTGTAAAGAAATGGTGGGTTACAACACAATGAAATTTAAATACGAAGAAGAAAAGGGGAAAAAATAATGGCAGGACATAAACCAAACGAAAAAATGAAAAAGATGGATGGTGGTCGTATATATGCAAACAAAGGTTTGTATGCTAGAAAATCTATGAAAGGTGGTGGTAATGGTAAGATGCGATATGGTTTCTTTGATGGTGGAGTTGCATCAGCTATGCCAAAAGCACCTAAATCATAATGAAAGTTTCAGCACCAAAAGGCTATCACTGGATGAAATCTGGTAAATCTTTTAAACTAATGAAAGACCCACGTGGAGGTTATAAACCTCATAAGGGAGCAAGTAAAACTGCAAATTTTGAAATACAAAAGGTTCATAAAAAATAATGGCAACAACATATTTAGATTTAACAAATGAGATTCTTAGAGAACTCAATGAAGTACCTTTAACATCTGCTAACTTTTCAAGTGCTGTTGGCTTTCAACAGTTTGTTAAAGATGCTATTAATAAATCTATTTTTGATGTTGCTAATCAAGAACCTCAATTACCTTTCTTTGCAACTGGTGAAAGTGGAGCAACAGACCCTTTCTATGGGAATGTAACTGTTGCAACTGTAGCTGGACAAAGATGGTATGAATTGAAAGCAGCGAGTTCTAGTGTAGCTAATGATTATGCTTCAATAGACTGGGACGATTTTTACTTAACTACTATTAATGTTTCTGGAGAATCAGCTCCATTTGTTTCAAGAGGACTACGTTTTTTAAACTTATCAGACTGGAGAAACAATTATAGAGATAGTGAAAATATAGACGATGCTGATGCTCAAGCATATGGTGAGCCACGCTTTGTTATTAAATCTCCAGATAGTCGAAAGTTTGGACTAAGTCCTATTCCTGATAAAGTTTATAATGTGCATTTTTATGCATTTGATAGACCAACAAAACTTTCAGCTCATGACGATACAATAGTATTTCCAGAACAATACAGTAACGTAATTACTTCAAGAGTACGTTATTATGTGTGGCAATTTAAAGAAAGCCCACAACAAGCTGCCTTTGCTTTAGATGATTATAAAAAAGCTTTGAGATATATGAAATCAAGTTTAATTAATCCTACACCTAGAGTAATGACAGATGATAGAAGATATTTTTAACACATGGCACGTTCTCAACCTTACACAGTAGCTTGTGATGGAGGATTAGTAACAGCATCTAATCAGATAGACTTACTTAAAACTCCGGGTGTAGCTACTGAACTAAAAAACTTTGAAGTCTCTATTGAGGGCGGATATAGACGTATCAATGGTTTTTCTAAGTTTGGTGGAGGAAGTTCAGCTCAACCTACAGGTGGTGCAACTAATATATTAGGAGTCATACCTTACGGTGATGGAGTTGTAGCTTGTGCAGGTACAGGAATATTTTTTAGTCAAGATGGCACAAGTTGGACTAATATAAGTAGAAGTTCAGTTTCTGGAAGTGGTGATAATCATACTGCTTTTACAGGTCGTAGCACACTAACTAGAACTTCGCAAGGTCAAATAAATTTTGCAATATTTGAAGGTGCTACATTTGATTATGGTTTATTAGTAATATGTGATGGAGCTAACAAACCTTACTTCTTTAGAATGGAAGGAACAGGTTCTTTTACAGGTAGAACTTTTTTTGCAGGAGAGATAACTGTAACAGGAACAAAGTTTGCAACTCATGCAGCTATTCACGATAAACATTTAGTTGTTGCAGGAGTTGAAGACAATTTAAATAGTATATTTTATAGTGGTACACTAGACCCAACAGACTTTACAAGCACGGGGTCAGGCTCAATAACACTAGAAGACCAAGTAGTAGGTATAAAAAGTTTCCGTAATGAACTGTTTATATTTTGTGAGAATAGTATATTTAAATTACAAGATATAAATGGCACACCGGTTATTGTACCCGTTACTAAAAACATTGGTTGTTTAAGTGGTCAAAGCATACAAGAGATAGGTGGTGACTTAATATTTTTAGCACCGGATGGATTCAGGACAGTAGCAGGTACAGCAAGGATTGGAGACGTTGAGTTAGGAACTGTATCTAAAGCTATACAACCTTTACTAACTACATTAGCTGAAAATATAAATACCTTTACTATTACAAGTTTAGTATTAAGAGATAAATCACAATACAGATTATTTTATACCGATACAACCACTCCGTCAACTTTACAGAGAGGTATTATCGGAACATTAAGACCTAATGGTTTTCAATGGTCTGAAACTAGAGGTATATCAGCAACAGCTACCGGTTCTGGTTTTAATGAAAACGGTATAGAAGAGTACTATCATGGAGATGCATCTGGTTATGTTTATGTACATGATTCAGGAAACGATTTTGATGGTAGTAATATTTTAGCTAGATATGCAACACCAGACTATGACTATGGTGATTTTGGAACTTTAAAAACTTTACATTATGTTAGAGTTTCAGTTGCAGCAGAAGGTGTCGTAACACCAGAGTTACAGATTAAATATGACTATGGTAATACAAGTGTTCCACAACCAGCAAGTAATTTTAGTTTTGGAACAATTAATCCACCAGCAGAGTTTGGTGAAGCTGTCTTTGGCACAAGTGTCTTTGATGGCACAGCAAATCCACTAATTAGAATACCAGTTCAAGGTAGTGGTACAAGTAATAATTTTACAGTTTTAACAGAGGATACAAAAGCACCATATAAAATTAATGGTTTATATATAGATTTTATACCATCCGGCAGGAGATAATAAATGGCAAGTTACACAAGACAAAGTACATTCGTAGATGGAGATACCATCACAGCAGCTATATTTAATAATGAGTTTAATCAATTATTAGCTGCATTTAATAATTCAACAGGACATAAACATGATGGCACTACAGCCGAAGGTCCAGTTATAGGATTAATTGGAGATGCAGGAGAAACATCTCCGAACAATAAAGTTTTAATAGATACAAGTAATAACCATATTGAGTTTTACGTAGAAGTATCAAGTAGTTCTGTACAACAGTTATACATAGCCGATGGTGCTCTTGTACCTGTTACAGATAACGACATAGATTTAGGTACTAGCTCTTTAGAATTTAAAGATGCTTTCTTTGATGGTACAGTTACTACAGATGCATTGGTAGCTGATACAGCAGATATAAATGGTGGTACAATAGATGGAGTTACAATAGGTGGCTCTAGTGCTGGTGCAATAACAGGTACAGCTATTACAGGTACAAGTTTTGTTATAGGTTCAGCAGATATAAACGAAGCTGAACTAGAAACGATTGATGGTGTAACTGCTGGTACAGTTACAGCAAGTAAAGCAGTCGTTGTAGATAGTAATAAAGATATTGCAAGTTTTAGAAATGTTACTCTAACTGGAGAACTGGATGCAGCGACACTTGACATCTCAGGTGATGCAGATATTGATGGTACGTTAGAAGCCGATGCAATTACTATTGCAGGTGTAACACTAGCAGAAACAATATCTGATACAGTCGGAGCTATGGTTAGCTCTAATACTGAAACAGGTATATCTGTAACTTACGATGATTCTGATAACACATTAGACTTCGTAATCGGTTCAGGAGTTATCACTAATGCAATGTTAGCTGGTTCAATAGCTAATGATAAATTAGCTGGGTCAATAGCTAATGATAAATTATCTAACTCTAGTATAACAGTAAGTGATGGCTCAAGCTCTACAGCTATTTCATTAGGTGGTACATTAACCTTTGCCGGAACATCTAATGAAGTTGAAGTAGGAGAAAGTTCAGGTACAGTTACTGTAGGTTTACCAAGTGCTACTCAGATAACAACATCATTAGGTGTTGGTGGTGGTTCAACAAATGGTGTCCAGATATCTCAAGGTGCTATTGCTATTAAAAATGGTGGTACACAGTCATACATAGATTTTTATTGTGAGTCTTCAAATGCTCACTATGCAAGGTTACAGTCAGCAGCACACTCGGCTTATTCAGGTAATATTACACTTACTTTACCAGCTTCTACAGGTACACTTGCATTAACTTCTGATGATATTACAGGTACAGCAGCAGTTGCTACTTCTGTAACAGTATCAGCAAATAACAGTACAGATGAAACTATATTCCCTGTATTTGTTGATGGTGCTACTGGAAGTCAAGGATTAGAAACTGATACAGGATTTACATATAATCCAAGCTCTGGAAACTTAACTATTGGTGGTGCTTTAACTGCTGCAAGTTTAGATATTTCAGGTGATGTAGATGTAGATGGTACACTCGAAGCTGATGCTATAACAGTTAATGGTACAACACTTGCTGAAACTATTTCAGATACTGTTGGTGCTATGGTTAGTTCTAACACAGAAACTGGCATATCAGTAACGTATGATGACAGTGATAATACCTTAGACTTCGTAATAGGAAGTGATGTTATTGTAAACTCTATGATAGCAGACGATGCTATTGATTCAGCTCAACTTGCTGATGGTTCAATTGACACAGTTCACATTGCTAACGACCAAGTTACCGGTGATAAGTTAGCTAATGATATAACTATTGCTAATGACTTAACAGTTGCAGGAAACTTAGTAGTTACTGGTAGCACAACACAAACAGGT